ATTCTTTTGTAAGCGTTCAACAATAGTAGGATTAACGTAACTACCAAACTGTTTCTTGATCTGTTGTTTCTGTAGAAATTCGCTGATGAACTTAACACCATAAGCGTGTAGCATAACCAGTACACCGCCTGCTGTTGGCACAATAGCATCAAACAAAAAACTGTAGTTGGCAAACGCATACATAGTTAAGGGAGTAATACCGGCTAGTAATACAACGCCCACTCCAAGTCCGACATATACCCAACGGCTTAACACTAGAATAATAAGTGAAATAACAATAAGAGCTAACAGTTCAGCGCCAGGTGCCCAATCAGGTCGTTCAATGTTTACATTGTTGGCTAAGGTACCAATAACAGCGGCCTGCATGTCTTGTGGCCATACGCTACCGATTGAAGTTGGCACAGGATTAGCTAACCCTGCGGCACTAAGTCCTACAATAACCACAGCACCACCAAAGTCTTTGGGTAAGTTAACTGCTGATACCTGTGTTGACTTTTGACTCCAGTCTACCCAAATACGACCCAAGCTGTCTGTACTGATAGGACGGAAACTAGGTATACGCATCTTTTCAACACCATTCTCGTTTAACTTAACTTGGAATGTCGTGTCTTGTGATACTACACGTAGAACTTCTAAAGGAATACTTGGATATACTTCTTGATTGTAACCAACGAATAAAGGCAAGCGACGGTTAACACCATCTACTTCTGGAAATGTGTTGGCAATACCAACACCTGCGGCATTGTTTTCTAACTCTTTAATATTAGCAATAATACCCGGATATTGAATAATTGTGTTGCTGTACTCTGCACCAATAACAGCACTACCTGGCTTGCGTGGAATGTTTTTAGTTACTTGACTTGGCATGTTAGTAAGGATAACTGGATGATCTTCTAACTCTAACATCAGTGCTGCATCACCGCCTTGGCGATCTACTTCTGGCATCATAACAGTCCAAACAACTAAGCCAGCACCGTGTTTGTATAAATCATCGATTAGGTCTGCGTATTTGTCACGCTTAAATGGCCATTGACCGTACTTGTCTAATGTTGCTTCATCTATGTTTACAGTATAGATATTATTTTCTGTAGGAGCCTTACTGGAAATGAGTGTGTCGAAGTATCTGAGCCTAACTGACTCCACAAAGGTTGGACCTGATGTAATTACTGTGATAATGATAGCCAGCGTAATAAGTGCAGTCCATGGGCTTACTAATATTTTTTTAATTTTATTTTTCATAGAGTTTCCTTGGGTTTTCTAACTAACCTTTCCATCTTTATAATAGTATTTACATTATATTATTTTTACTGTTGGTTGTCAACATATAAATATTTGTCTAATGTCCAATAAAATTATCAAAATTGAACCCGTTCCAAAATATTATAGCATTACATGGATGCTAGGATCTTTCTGTAATTATGACTGTAGTTATTGCTTGCCGGAATGGCACGACACTACTAGCAAGCCGCATGATTTAGCTACACTCAAAACTGCCTGGAATAATATACGTGTTAAAACACAGCATTTAGGTCTAGAGTATAAAATTAGTTTTACAGGCGGGGAAGTTACTGCTAATAAAAACTTCTTGCCGTTTTTGGAATGGTTGCGTTCTGAATTTAGTGATATTGCAATGATAGTTATGACCACTAATGGTAGTGCTGGTTCAAATTACTATACAAAACTGTCAAAGGTTGTTAATGCTATTAGTTTTAGTACCCACAGCGAATTTATGGTCGAAGATGAGTTTTTTAATAAAGCTATACAATTAAACAAATTGATGATACGGCCTGAAAAAAGTTTTCATGTTAATATAATGGATGAAGCGTGGAATCAAGAAGCCATTAAAAGATACAAAGTTATTTTAGAAACTAATAATATAAGTCACAGTGTAAATAAAATATTTTAATATGTTAGAAAATCATAAAAATTATAATTGTCGTGTAACTACAGAAACTGGCGAAGAATATTTAATCTATGCCAATTGGTTAACCAACAATGATCTTGACAACTGGAAAGGTTGGATTTGCGAAGCTGGTACTACCAGATTGCGGATAGACAAAGATTTAAATATCTTTAGTGGTGAATGTAAAAATGATTATCTCGGAACTACTGATTCATTTGAATTATTAAATGGCACAGTATGTAAGCAAGAACGATGTCGAGGATGTACCGACGATTTAATGACACCAAAATATTCACCTACTATTAACCCGCAGGTTTAATACAAAGTTTTCAATTAATAGTTTAATAACAGTAGCTATGAGTATAGCTTCACCATTTTCTGATTTGGCATATTCTTCATAAAGCTCGTATGATTGGCTACCAATGATTTGGTATATGCGATCTTTATCTAAGGGCAAATCATCCCAGTCAATTTCATCGCTAATTTCCACTTCCTTAGCAAGTTCAATGATTTCTGCTTGAGTAAATTTCATATATTATTACCTTTTAACTAAGCTGTTATTTAATTTTTATTATTTGTTAATGTCTGCGATAGAAGCTATAGCATCTGCTGGTGGTCGACCTGCTTTTCGTGGAGCTCCCCACGCTGAGTGAGATGACCCATCTGATTGACTGCTAACCCCTCTCCCAATTTGTTGTATTTTTCCGCCTTTAGCTAGAAATTCTGCCATAGCGTTGTTGCTAACTTCTTGTGCTTCTCGTTTTTTTATTGTTCGATTTTCTGTGTCTGTTAGTGTTGCTTCTGCATTATGACTGTGTGATAGTGACATTATATTTCCTTATTAAGTTTGGTCCGGCGTGAGGGAATCGAACCCCCAACTAGGGAGTAGAAATCCCCTGTTATATCCATTTAACTAACACCGGATGCTTGGTGGGCCTTACTGGACTTGAACCAGTGACCTGCCGATTATGAGTCGGACGCTCTGACCAACTGAGCTAAAGGCCCATAAATTTGGCGGAGAGCGAGGGATTCGAACCCTCGATACAGATTTAAGCCCGTATGCTTCCTTAGCAGGGAAGTGCCTTCGACCACTCGGCCAGCTCTCCTAATTCATGTAACTATTATAACACAGCCCGAAAGCTGTGTCAACTACTTTATGCGGCTAATACGTGATGCAATCTATCAGCCGCGTAACTTGCGGCCCATGCGTTTGGTTTAACCATTGGGATAACATTGCATGTTCCGCGAATATAACCAATGGCCTGTTGAACTACACAGCTTGAACCGTGAGCTTCGTTTGGGTTGATGTCTAGATGTACAGCAACATCGCGCCCTTCTAATACTTCGTGTAGTTTCAAGTACAGTTCTGAAATTTTGTAAACTTCATTCATTAGACGCATACTAGGACGATTACGTTTTTGGTCGTAGTCTACTTCTGTTGAACTTTCACCAAATATCTTACAGCCGTGTTTGCCGTCAATGTGTACAACAACTGCTAACGTGTATTCAGCATGCCACTGCCCGTTTTTACGGAACCGTGTACTGTCGCCACCAATGTAGATTTTTGTTTCTGTACTTTGTGCATTGATAAAATCACGTACTTCATCGAAATTCAGTTTTTTCATATACTGCCCTTATATTGTATTTACTACTAGACTAAATCCAAGTAATACATTAGTTTATGTTTGACCATTAGATTTGGGATACGGAATTTCTCCGTATCTCTAAATCCAATCATATGGCCTACTTCTGCCACTGCACCACTACGTGCCACACCCATATGGCAGTGTACTACTACATTCATGCCTTGTTCCCATGCTTCTTTTAATGCTTCAGCAATACCCTTAGCATCAGCGTTGGTAATTGCCGCTGCATAGTAAAACTTTTCGCTGTCGCTTTCTTCTACATCTAAGAAGTAAAACTGACGTACAGTGCGGAAGTCATATTTAGGTGTTGGAAATTCGGTACCAGGATCTACAATTTGAATTAGCATACTGTTGAAACCTGGGTCGTAGTGATATCCTTTGCGTACATCATCAAGACTAATATTTTCAATCCAAGGTTTCATCATCGTATTCATCCTTATAATATTCTGGGTGTTTGGCACGTACAGCAAGGTGTGTACCCAT